AATCGACTGCGTTATGGCCCCAGCCTGCACCTCATCAGCCCGACGGGTATCGGACTGCGACTCGATGAAGTTCCGTTTGATTTCCCGACCAGCCATCATCCGCAACACGACACCCATCTCCACGATGTCGTCGCACGTCGCAGGAACGAAACAGTCCGTCGTCAAATCCGACGACTCCGACGTGGCGCGAACGAACGGCGCCTTGTACCTCACCCGCAGCGTCCCAGCCATCACCCCTTCATCGAACACGATGCTGTTACCCGACGCGAAATCGGATGTCGGCAAACCCGTCTGTAGGCGCACCCCATGAATGATCGGGTACTCGTCTGCGAGGTAACGCAGACGCACATCCAACAACTCGATGATGGTGCCAGACGACGTGACGTTGATTTGCCTGTCGGCACCGTTGTACGAGATGCTCGTCGCCACAACACGGAACAGGCCGTTCGCCGTCGAAGAAAGGTCGTCCAAATCCGAGTTGAGCGCATCGAACATTTGTGCCCGCGGGAAACGCGGGTTCACCGTAATCAGCGCACCGGAGGTGTGCGACGCCGCAGTAGACCCCGCATACCCTCTCTCAACTGTGAGAGTTTTTGTTGCTGAGTCCGCCTCCCAAACATAGAGAAGCTCGGAGTCGATTTCGAATACAGAACCAGCACGAAGACCGCCAAGAGCGTAAGTAGTAACGACGCTCGTCGCACTACTGTTGATGGTCGCGGATAGTTTGTTGCGTTCTTCAACGACCCCTGCCAACATCTGCCGCGACGCCCTGTTGAGGATCGTCGCAACCGTCGTCATTAGTAGCCTGCGTAACTCCCGTACTGTGCACGAGCCGAAGACTTCATCGTGCGCTTACCCTTCTTGCGTTGGGGTGCGCCCTTGATTTCTTTCGCTGGCTTCTTGGGGGACTTCTTCACTTCTTCTTCCCGTACTTCATCTTCTTGCCGGACTTGGCTGCTTCCTTCTTGGCGGCGGCCATTCCCTTCTTGGTGTAGGGGAACTCTTTCTTTCCAACTTTCGGCATGTCACTTTTTCCTTTTGTTGCGGGCGGAGATTGCTTTAGCCTTGCTGCGCGCATCAGCCTTGCTGGACGCACCCCAAGCCTGAAGCGATAATAGCAGGCGTGTCGGCCTGCCTTTTTCGTCGCGTTCAGGTCCAGGCATGTTACCCATTCGCGCAAGGAATGATGCGCGTCGAGGATTGTCACCAGACTTCACAGGCGGACGCAGCGTGCCACCCTTGTACGATGCGCGACCTTTGGCGTTGAGTCCGCCTTTCGGGTTCTTGCCTTCTTTGCGTTGCCACGCCGGTGTCTTAGCCACGACGTTTCGCCCACGCGTTGTCAACGAGGTTCGGGTACGGTCGACCAGCTTGGGATGCGCGCCGCTTGGCGGCAGACTTCTGCTTGTTGGTCAACGGTTTGGATTTTTTGTTCGGGTTCTTTTTGTCCCAGAACGCTGTCTTCTTTTTCACGGTCACCCCTTGTCGATGTATCCTGCGTGCCATAGTACCTCAAACACGCCTTCGGACTCAACATAGTCTATCCCAGGGGTGAACGAATAGGTGCGCATGTTCACCGACGGTTGAACGGGTCGGTTCACCCTGAACGGCACCCGTGCCTCCATCGGCACGAAACGCGGTGTCTCCAATCGGATACCTTGCGGCAAGGCGGCGACCAGCTTGTCGGCTGCTTTCTGCCACGAGAACTCGGTGACCGCCGCATCCCGTTTGGCGGCAGCCGTCAACCTTGCTTCCTCAATGTGATGAAAGTGATACGAAATCCTCTCAGCCAGTTCGCCAGGATCGGACTCATCCCACCTGCCAGGGCCGCCAGACGGCACCTTGCGATGCGGCAGCACGTCGAGGGCGTGATGGGCGAACTGCGCCTGCCCAGACGTAGCCGTAATGATGGTCGGCTTTCCGCAGGCGATGGCTTGCAGCGGGATAAGCCCGAACCCTTCGCCTCTTGACGGGCAGACCCACAGGTCGGCTTGGTTGAAGAAATCCAACTGGTCTTTCTGGCTCATCCAATACCGGTGGAATCGGACTTCGGGCATCGTGTCCAACGGCGGGTTGTCTTTGGCGTGGGGTGCGAGCTTGATGTGCAACTCGTGGTCAAACCGCAGCAGTCGGCACGCTTCGACAAGTATGTCCAAACCTTTCCGTTTCCACAACGAACCAGCCCCGTGGATACGGAACCTGCGATTCGGTTCCACCTGCACAGGCCGCCACTCGTCACCGTCAACGCCCAACGGCACATACGAAACGTTCCTGTGATACTTGGAGAACACCTCGACGTTGTGTTCGCACGGCACGAGCACCTGATCGTATTGCGGCAACCATGCGACGAACCTGTGATGCAGTTCGTCGGTTTCCCACATCGTGAAGTTCACCTTGTGTTGCCCCTCGAAGAACCCTTTGACGGCGAACGGCAAACCCATGTACACCGACACCGAAGCGTTGTCGTCCAACGTCACCCGTGTCGGCACATGCCCCAAGAACCCGTTGAGCATCGCACCGTAGCCGTACCTGCCGTCGGTGAACCCGAACCAACGCTGATAGTTCATTCGCGTATCTGCGGAGGCCAGCACGTGCCTGGGATGATGCCACCTTTGCGGGCGAGCGTTTTCATCAGGTTGATTTGTTCCATCGAGTTGCGGGGACGGTTGCGCGAATACTGCTCTGGGTGGTGCGTATAGAGGTTCCGCACCTTCGTATCAAACGTCGGCTCGATACCGGCGGCTTTGCATTCCAAGAAGAAAATCCAGTCGTCCCACGCGTCGGCGTCACGCATCTTGATACGCTCGAACAGCGACGGCGGACAAAGCCACCAGCCCGTCAACGGGAACCGCGGCTCATCAAAGATGTTGTCCCAGCCCTGTCGTGTCGGCGTGTACAAGTTGCCGTCCGAACCGAGCAGCGGGCCGAACGTGATGTCGCCGCCGAACACCAAATCACGCAACGCGTCAACGGGCATACCGTCGTCCATGCCGCAACCCATCATCAGGCGGGTGCGCACATGTTTCGCGCAGAACGACAACCACGTCTTCTGGCTGATCTCTGGCTCTACGACGACCCTGAACCCGTCACCCAAACCATCAACGGGTTTGTCGGAGATGATGAGGAACTCGTGCGGCTGCGGGTCGAGCGCAAGCATCTGTGGCAACCATTTCGGTTTACCCCAACGCCGCCAATAGTCGCCCCACAACGGTGAACAAACCGTGACCTCGGAAGGTGACACCGATTCCATCAGTCAACCGTTTTCTCTATCCGCGCCGAGCCGTCAATCTTCACCGGCTGGCCGCCCGTCTTGCGTATCCGCTTGTAGGCATCCAAATCCTTGTCCAACACCTTCTCCTTCGAAGTCAACTCCGCAACATTGTGACGGGTCGGCATCGCCGCCCCAGACATCCGCACATGGCTGATACGGCACGCAAAACAGCCAGGCACGTCAAGCGTCGGATGCGTCTCCCTGTGCTTCACTGAACCCTGCTAGTAGACGCGCCCAGCGGCGTCCCTGAACGGCATGTACCTGCCGCTGAACGCCGAAGCAAACGACACGATGACCGAATCAAACCCGCCGACGATGATTGCACCAGTAGGAATCGAATCCACCGCACCCTGCGGATCGTAACCAGACGCACCAGCGTTCTGCTCCGCAATCAGATTCAACACGTGAACCAAACCCTTGCCGGCGGTACCCGCAATCGTGTTCAACGCCGACAACAACTCCTTGCCCGCAGTCCCCGCCAACTCGTTCGCGGCACGCTGCGACCCCAAACCAGCGGTCCCCAACAGGCGGTTCAAATCACCCTGCAAACTCACGAAATGTACGCCCCGTACCCAGCGGCAGTCAAATCCGAAACCTCCTGCGCGGTCACCTCGTTGTCGTGACCACCGAAATAAATCTTCGTGTACAACGAATCATCACGCTGATCCACCTCCGAATAGGTGCCGTCAACCATCTTGTAGACGTTCCTGCCGCGAGGATCAGGCGAATAGAACCTGAACAGGCGGTGCGCCAAACCATGACCGTTCGGGTCGGCGTAGCGAACCAGGTTGTCTGTCGGCGGACGAAAGATAGCCACGAACAGATTCTACACAAGAAGCGGGGAGCGGGCCAGGGGAGAACCCGCCCCCCACACTCTTGTAACCGAACTAGTTAGTTCAGTTTGCGCCGATGCTCGACGAGGACTCGATGCGACGCAGCGACGCTTCACGGAAGCGGGCGTAGCCACCCAGCCAGTACCAGCCGATTGGCTGGAAGCGGGAGAGCACGTCCACGACCGGACCGCGCACGACACGCGGGAACGGGCCGTTGCCGTCGACAATCGAGTGCGCCTTCGCGAGCGCCTGACGACCGCAGATGTGCGTGCAGTACACGTCCACCGTGGCCGAGGAACCCGTCGAGGAACCAGAACCGTCCGAGGCGTTCTCGAAGATTTTGGCTCGCGGCGTCTCGATGAAACGCACGCCTTCAAAGGCGCCGACTTCACCGTTGTAGATGTTCGCCGGATCGCTGTACACGTGCGGGTCACGCCACGAAGCCACACCCGTCTCACGACGGAGGTCGTACGACACGTCTGGGTGGATGAAGCCCATGTACATGCCGTTGAACGACACCGCGTTGGCTCCGCGGAGCGCGGCGACAACCTTGCGAACGTCGTTCGCTTCGATGATGTCTCCCGCAGAAACGGTCGCACGGCTTGTCGGGGTGGTCGTGTCGCCGCCACCGTACACCACGTTGGTGCCGGCAGCGAGAACGTCACGGATTACCGAGTCAATCGAGATACCTGCGTTGTAGCCGACGATGTTCGCGGCTGCGGCATCCACGTCGAGGAACGAGGTTCCGCGCAACTTGGCGGTCGTGTTCACCGCGTTGCCGTACTCGGCAAGGGTGACTTCGACTTGGCTGTCGGCCATCACCACTGGGGTGACATCGGTGTCTTCGGTCAGCGTGGAGGTCGCTGCGGCAAGGTCACTGAAGATGGTGAACTTGACGCTCGAACCTGGCATCGACTGGGCTACCGGCATCACGTCGGCAACCGCATCGAAAAGGAGTTCGCTTCGGAGAGCGAAATACGCAATCCGGTCGAATGCTGTCTGGTCAGTCAGCAGTGAGCTGGTCTGTGTCTTGGTCATTGGTGGTTTTTTCCTTCCCTAGTGGGAAGGACCCACCAGGCTAGATGTTTTCTGCTTCTTGCCTTGCCTGAGCCAGAATCTGCATCACTTCCTGCTCGTTCTTGGCGGAGTTGATGCGGGCGTTCCAATCGACTATCGGGTCGCTCGTCTCACCCGCCCGCTGTGCCCGCGTAATGCGGTTCCATGCGTCTGCCTCGGTT